AAAGCAGCCTGAGCTACAGGAGCAACAGCCCTCTTTTCAACACCAGCACCAAATGCAGCCAGCAGAGCATCCTTGTTGTCAATCAGCCATTTACCCTGCATGTCGGAACCTGCAAAGTCAGCAGCATTGATATACAGCTGCTTTTCAGCATCTTCTTTAGACATACGGGTAACGGTTGGCCAACGGAAAGTCTGCTTAATAGCATCAGCGTGGGTTACCAGGAAGGAGAAGGCAGTAGAGAAGCGTGGATCGCTATTTGCAATCGCTACAACTGCATCCAGAGCATCGCTCAGAGCCTTACGTTCACTCTTGGTGACACGACGAACCTGAGTAGACTGGTACAGAGTCTTAATACCTTCCTGATTCTTATACAGCCAATCGGTCAACACGTCATTATTCTTGGTCAGTTCATTCAGGGCTTTCAGAACTTTTGGTTTGCGGATAAATTCCTGTGCTTCCTGCTGGGAAGTAAAGGAATGAACAGTACCCTGATCGTCAGTGACATTGTAGACGGTAGATTTAGCGATTTTGGCCATTTTATGGTTTCCTTTCAATATAATATTAAAGATTTTAAGTATTAACCCTTGTAAGGGTTAAACTAACGAGTTAACACGGTTTTGGGAGCAACTACTCACCCTGACTTGCCCCGAGAGGTGGGCAGATTTGCCCGCTCTGAGGCGTTTGAGAGTGGCGAGTATGATTCCCTTCCCGTGAAGCTCAGCTTGCCAGAGAAGCAAAATCCCAGTCCAGTGTGAAAATCCCGGATTGGGTTGTCCCCTGTCCTTTGAAGGCGCGTACTATCGGCTGGACATCAAAGTCCTTATTCGAGCGTACACGACATTTTACACCTTTCGATGTAACCTGCGTAAACATAAAGAAATCAGCCTGTGGATACTTTAACTTCAGCAATGGCAAAAGCTCACCGACTAATTCTCCAGGAATGCTCAATACAACTACTTTGGAATTCATCCAATCAATTGTAAAAGCACGTTTGAGAATTTTATTAGCGAAGTTTTCTCTGTACTTGAATATTATAGCACCTTTAAGATCAGCACTATAAAGAGGCTCTTCTAAAAATGTTTTAGCAGTCTCCGCTGAGAATCCAAGAGCATGCCAGAATGCAAATGCATTAGCTTCTGTTTGATTCTCTTTACGGTAGTAGTTATCAATAACTACTTTAACCTGAGCAGGAGGCTCTGAGTGCGGACGAAGTCTTTCCCAGATAGCCTCCAGCAGGCAACCTTCAAATTTATTAATAAATAATGGGACACCAATTTCAGGTGTACGAGCATAGTCTCTTATCTCTTTAACATTTATATCATCAGAAACGTAAATAGTGAGGGAACTTACCCTCGTGATTAGACTTTTAATTAGATCTAATTTAGGCGCATAACCTACAAAGATTATTGGTTCTCCTATTACGGTTTTAGAATTGATGTCAGAGTTTCTAGCTTTTGCTATTAAATTCTCACATTCAAGTTCCTTACCCAATAAATAAGCTGACATTGCAGCTTGTGGATTATTTGCCTTATAATAAATCTTCATTTATAAATCTCTCACGTCTCTAAAACCTAGTGCTACAGGATGTCTAGGTTTATCTTTAATACCTACATTGAGGTATTTAAATTTGAGGTACCTTCCCAGGTAGCTCTCGGAGTTCCGCCAGATCTTCTGGCGTTGTTCATGTGTAAATTTTCCTGGACCTACTTTGATATAGTCACCATCAAAATCTACAATGAACGTTCCAACTTGTCCCATTCCAGCTTTGGCATCCTTAGTATCTCTCTTCTTAAGAAGACCTAATTCATTTTCAAAGCTTTCATTGAGGTTTTCTTCAGCTTCAAGCATATCTACTAGAACGCCTTCTGCATCTGTAAATCTCTTGAGCTTATAGATGATTTGTTCTCTTGCTGTAGCTCTGCCAGGCTTATACCTTCCTGTAGGCATGTTAAGCATGAGTCCTTCATAGCCTTGGCTTAAGATTTTATCTTCGAATCTTTCGAGTTCATCTTGGTCAAGAACCAATGCGTGTTCAACTGATTTTACGCGTGGATCTTTAGCAGCTATAACTTCATCAATTAGAATACTTTGTCTTGTTTCAAAAGTCATAGCCTTAGTCGCTTCACTACAGAGGTCGAATACATAGAAGGTAAAATCATCTTCATGCTCCTGGCTCATAACCATACTTTGTGTACGATTATATGCATTTGGAGCATTTGGTTCACCACAAACTAATTCACCATCGAAACTTTCATATTGGCTTAATGCGGCTTGAATATGAATATTTGGAATTGGCTTATTAGTTGTGGATAAACATACACCATCTTCTATATGACAGCGAATGCCATCGTATTTGATAGATGCATATAAAGGGAATTGTACATAATTCCAATAAACAGGATCATCAGGTCCGAAGTTAGGCGCTTTCATTATTCTCATCAGGAGACTCCTCTGTCGATTCAGATATTACCGGAGCTTCTTCTGGAGGATTTTCATAAATTTCTTTTGGCATGGTTTTTACTGTTTTTAAAGAGTCATAAACGACTGCAACCATTTCCTTACCCCTTTGAAGATAGCCTAACGTAAGAATATCCCCTGATAAATCAAGTATCTCTACTTGACCATAATCTGCATTGGCTCTAATAGCGCCCATTATGCCTATATGATAATCTGTCAGAATCATACTTTCACCTCAATCTTTTGTTGATTCATATATTTGCCACCAAGAGCAATGTAATCCTTTTCAGGCATCTCTCCTTTAAGGAAGAGTAACTGCATACAGCCTTCATTAGCGTAAATCTTGACTGGAGAGGGTGATGTATTACTAAATTCAATAACTAATCGACCTTTCCAGCCTGCCTCTATGGACGTTACATTTACGTAAACCCCTGTGCGTGCATAAGTAGATTTGCCCATACAGAGTACATGGCAGTCATTTGGCACATGAATTGTCTCTACAGACAAGCCAAGCGCAAAGCCATTAGGGGGAATCACCAAACAATCAGAAGTAATTTTCTCGTAATGACCTTCACCGTACCTTTTAGGATCAATAGCCTTAAGCATAGCGCCATTATATAATTCCCATTCATTACAGACACGAATATCATATCCGAATGAGCTAAGACCATAGCTGAGAATACGATCGCCATATTCATCAGTAGCTATTTTATGATCTACAAATGGAGTTATTATAGAGTCTCCCAACTCTTTAAGCTGTCTATCGCACAGTATCATTATACACTCGTAATATTAAAATTAGGGGTTATGAACCTGCCTGTTTTACCATCATAATAGGTATCTGCTACAGGTCCAGTCATGCCTGTCACTCGAGCTTTTAATACAGCCATATGTACTGTATTACGTTCTTCCTCAGTTTCTGCATTTAAATTTCTAGCTGCAGCGATAATATCAAAAGGTATCTGTTTTAATGCTCCAGAACCTTTAATATCATCTAATGTTGGAAGTTTACCTTCCTCAAAAGACTTACCTTTTGTATCTGAAGAAGTCTTTCTCAAGTGTGCAATTAATCCAAGCCATACATCAGGGTAGCGCTTTACGAATTTAAGGAAATCACTCATAACTTTATCTTGAGCTTCATTTCCTCGAAGATCATCAATACCTTCAGATGTTAGAATTGTGATGTGATCTAAGAATAATTTCTTACAACCCATCAATGCCATATATTCCATCTTGTCCATAATAGATTCATCACCTATTGAACCTTGATGGTCTAATAGCATTATTCTATCTTCGCCAAATACTATGTCGAAACCTTTCTTAAGTTCATCCAATGATATTTCTTGTATCGCTGGATTCTTTCGTAAAGCCATTGCGCAAAGTCTTTTAGTTGTTTCAGCAGGTGACTCTTCAAGAGACATAATACCAATATTTTCTTTCGTCTGTGAAAGAATATGAAGTATAATCTCTCTAAAGATTGTAGACTTGCCTGAACCTGTACCTGAGACTAACATTACTATTTCACCGCCACGCATACCTTTGAGCTTTTTATTAATACCTTCAAAGCATGGTGGATATGGAAATGCTTCAATCTCATTATATGCAACAAGATGTTCCCAAAGTTGATCCCTTGTGAGGATACCACTTGGTATGTATCTTTCAGCATCCCAAACAGCTGTTAGTAATGTTTTAGGTCCATCATTTACAAGGACTTCATTACAGTCTTTTCTAGCCAACTTCACTAGTCTTACTTTATCTGCTCCAAGCATTTTGGCAAATTTCATTTGAGCTTCTTGACCTGGATCATCCGAATCCATACAGAGAAGTATTTCATCAAATTCTCTAAGCCAAGCTCGCTGACTGATAATTGTCTTAACTCTTGAAACAGAAGGTAAGCCCACTATTGGATAGAATTTCTTGTACTGCTGATAAGAAGCAGCTGCCATAGATAGAGCATCTATTTCTCCTTCACAGATGATAACCCTCTTACCTGAAGCTGGAAATTTATCCTGCCCAAATAATTTATCTGAGTTACCTACCCAGTGAAAGGATTTAGTAGCTACTTCTCTAACATTAAAGGCTTTGTTATGATCATACGGATAATAATGTATAGCATCTGTACCATCTTCGTTGAATGCCATCTTAACTCCATAAAAGTCAGCAACTTCTTTAGGAATTTTCCTAGCAGTAATTGCGCCTGTATTGAGTTTCATAATCTCTTCAACAGAGAACGATACAGTTTGACTGTACGTTTTTTTCGGCTGTGGAGCTTTAGCAGGTAACTCAATAGTATTACCAGCAAGTCGTTTCATTTCAACTTCACTGAAGTATTTTTGACAGCTGAAACAATATGCTGAACCATCTGTATATATCTGCATAGCATCCGAAGAGCCGCATTCTGGATTAATGCATCTCTGATTATGTACAGCAATAATCCCCATCAAATCCTCCAGTGCCTAACATCATCAAGTCTCTGTATATGTCTCTCGGTAGGTTTCTCCTTGATTTTCCAAGCGATTTCCTCTACACGAGTATTATACCAGAGCTCTGGATGGCATGGGGCATGCACATAACACAAAGACCATGTTTCTGCATACGCTAACCCTGAGCGTGTTTTATACTGCTCAAGACAATAAAAGGAGAACCCCTCATACTTCCTTTCTTTGAATTGAGGTTTCAAAGCATTAGAAGAACTGAAGTATCTCCGCCAATCACTTTCTCCAGGATTAAGTTTACTACGTTTCATGTAGTTCTTTCTCCCTAGATAAAGCTTATTCAGGACATCATCCCGAATAATATAGACGAACCCCTCATATTTAGAGGGATCCATCTGTTCTGGGAAATCCCAGTGTCCATTATTGAGGATCACAGCGTTATTTCCTTCACTATTGGCCAGTTACTAATAGAGAACCAATCATCAGGGTGCTTCATTATATAAAGAAGCTTACCATTGCTTAGCAATTGATCTCGCCAATCATCCTCGCCATAGATTTGCATATACATATCTACGACTCTCTCCTGCATTTCCTCTTCACTGTTGCATTCTTTTAATGCACGCTCAGCCTTTACTGGCCCTACTTTTGGTAAGCCAGGAATGGAATCTGTAGGATCACCCATAAGCAGTTGTTGATAAAATTGACGATGAGCTTCTAATGGAGTAATTTCCATAAATTGCTCATGCAACATATCAAAATGCTTACCTGGGATCATCTTCAGATCTTTATCAACTCTAAAGATGATAAAATCTTCACCAGCAGCTCGCGCCTCTTCTGCCCAGATACTGACCATATCGTCTGCTTCACAGTATCTAGCAGGAATAGCTAGGCCTTCTTCAATAACATGTTGTCTAAGTTTAGGGACATAAGGGTCTGGGTTTTTGGCCTGCGCCTCACGTCTCCGCCATTTATACTTATCATACACATCATCTCTAAAGTTGCTATCGCCACGAACAGCAGTCAAGATTGTAGTACAAAAGTATTGACTTGTGTACCTATCTAACAAGTCATGAAACTTGTTAATGGCATCTTGATAATATTTAGCTTTTAATCCTTCTGGAATTTCAAAAGCTATTCTATTACCATCCATGTCCAGCTGTACCGTTGGCTGGGCATATTTATATTTCCACTTTGCTGTACATGCCATATACAGTAAAGCATCGCCATCAACGATTCCTATCATTAGTGGGTCTCCAACCAATTATGTCCTGCTTTGGCTTCACCCTCCATGAAATCAATACCAAACAACTGGGCGCCTTTATGCATGGCTTCTTCAGCAATTTCCATTGCCCTGTCTTTGTAAGATTCAGGAATAGCAAATTGGTATTCATCATGATAATATATAAGAGGTTGATATGGGATATTTTCAGCATCCATCATCTTCATTGCTGTCATAAGACCTGCAGCGGTAGTAACTTTTTCAGTACTCTGAAGACGATAGACTAATAGCTTATGGAAGCTTTCACAGTACACCCGATTTCCCGCAATGGATGGGATATATCCATATCCATCTTGAGATTGTAATCGTGTTTTAGCAAAGATGGCTTCCAATCGTTTGAGGAAGTCTTTAAA